GAATGCGGTTGGGACTACGCTATATCAGGTAACGAAAATATTCAGTTTGCTGAGTATGCAGTTGGTCAACACTATGGCTGGCATGTAGATAATTTTCCGTTGGGCTATCAAAAAGTAGACCGTAAAGTCACTGTAGTAACACTGCTTTCAGACCCAGCTGATTACGAAGGCGGCGATTTGTTTGTGCGTTTGTATCAAGACTACAAGCCAGAACTTAAAAAAGGTTCTGTAATTGCTTTTCCATCAATACTTGAACACATGGTTACTCCTGTTACAAAAGGTGTGCGCTACTCAGCGACTATGTGGATTAATGGCCCGTGCTTTAGATAAGGATTTAACATGATTCAACAAAACGACGCAGTTAAACTAGAAGACGGTACCATTCTTGCTAAACACAAGGTAGAAATCCTTTGCCCTAACTGCAGTCGTGATGTTGACGAAACCGAACTGGCGGCTCAGAAGTGCAACGATTGCGGGCATGACCTTTCTACACCTAAACAAAACGTAGCTATTAACGTAACATCAAAGCCAATTGGCACTAAAGTATGGGGGCAATAATATGCTTAAACTTTTATTTGAAGTAATTATTAATAAATTCAGGCCAATTGAACCTGTTGTAGTGCAACAAAAAGAAAAAGTGACCGAACCAAAGAAACCAGCAGTTAAAAGAGTTGCGACTAAGAGGCCAGCAGTTAAGAAGCCAGCAGTTAAAAAGGCTAAGTAATTGAAAGATTTACTGCCACAGATACTAGCTTATGTTAGTAGCCCATTTAGGCTATTTGCTATTGTTGTTATGGCGGTATTGACCTTTACTGGCTACTTTGTTTGGCAGAACCAAGGCTTAATGCTTGATGCTTACACCAAGTCAAAACAGCTACCATCCATGAACTCTGCTCGGTATGACGATGCTGCCAAAGTAATATTCAAGGGTACAAACGCTGACTTGGTTGTTATCTTCTCTGTTAACCCGCTGTTAGGCACTCGTATTGTAGAAAGAGCCTATTTAACTGATAAGAGATATAAAGAGTTTGATGGCTATGATGTAGGTCTTTTTACCGCAAACCTTGCTAACAATAATGACATTATTAAACTAATGGCTAATGAAATACCGTGTTCTGAGTATAAAACAGCACAATCAGAAATTGGGTTATGGTACAAGTCTGTAGGTATTAATTACACTTGCCGCGTATCTGTACCACCTGATGTTAATAAGTTTATTGGTCAAATCACAGTTGGTTGGAAAGAAGCCCCTGAAAGCCCCCAAGCCATGCTAACCATAGCAAGCTCAATGTTAATGAGGAAATAATATGCTACCTATTGCGGCTTTACTTGATGTTGGAATGAAGGTATTGGATAAGTTTATTCCTGACCCGGAAGCTAAGGCTAAGGCACAAGCTGAGTTATTGCAGATGCAACAAGAAGGCCGACTAGCTGAACTTAATGCTGATAACATTGAGAATCAAGAACTTACAAAGCGTCAGCAAGCTGACATGGCTAGTGATTCTTTTCTTTCTAAGAACATACGCCCAGCGACACTTATTTTTATTTTGACTGTATATACAGCGTTTGCGATTATGAGTGCATTTGAAATGAATGTGCACCAACCCTATGTTGAATTGCTTGGTCAATGGGGCATGTTAATAATGAGCTTTTACTTTGGTGGTCGTACACTAGAGAAGATTATGGATATGAAAGCTAAGAAATGAACTTATCACCACACTTTACCCTTGAAGAACTAACTGCCAGCGAAACAGCCGCACGCAACGGGCTAGATAACACGCCAAACCCAATCGCTTATCAAAACCTAGTGCGCTTAGCTAACTTCTTAGAAGAGGTTAAAAAAGTTCTTGGCGGTAAACCAATTATGATTAACTCAGGTTATCGTGGTCCTGCAGTCAATTCACATGTTGGTGGGTCTAAAAATAGCCAGCATATGGTTGGTTGTGCAGCTGATATTAGAGTACCAGGTATGTCACCAGACCAAGTTGTTAGAGCTATTATTGCTTCAGATTTGCAGTATGACCAATTAATCCGGGAGTTTGAATCTTGGACCCATATTAGTATTCCTAACGAAGAAGGCTCGACACCAAGAGGACAAACGCTTATCATAGACCGTGCGGGCACTCGCCCATTCGTTTAAGGTAAATTATGCCATTCCAAAAGCTACAATTTAAGCCTGGGGTCAATAGAGACCAAACTAACTACACTAACGAGGGTGGTTGGAATGAGTGCGACAAAATTAGGTTTCGCTCTGGCTTTCCAGAAAAAATTGGCGGCTGGATAAAGGCTACACCTGAGTTTATGCTTGGTGTATGTCGACAGTTGTTTGGTTGGATTACGTCTTATGCAGACAACTTCTTAGCTTGCGGCACTAACAAAAAAGTTTATATTGAAGTAGGTGGGTACTTTTACGACATCACCCCACTTCGCCCAACCGCCCCTACGTTTACTACGCCGACTACTGACAACTGCTTTTCTACTACTAGCGGGTCTAGCATTGTAACTGTAGCTATTACAGGTAGCATAGCCGAAGCAGGTAACTATGTGTCTTTTACTGGCGCTAACTCTATCGGTACAGTAACAGCAGCGTTACTAAACAGGAATCATGAAATCCAAACTGCAATAAACGCGGACGCTTTTACGATTGACGTGGGCACTGCGGCTAATACAACTGGTGCTGGTGGTGGCACTACCATTAATGCGGCTTTTGAGATTGACGTTGGATTTGCTTCTGCTACTTTGGGTTATGGCTGGGGTACTGGTACATGGGACGACGCCTACGGTTGGGGTTTAAGTAGTCCTGACCCAGTATTTTTGCCTCAACAAGATTGGTTCTTTGACCAATTTGATAACGACTTAGTAATGAACATTCGTAACGGTGCTATTTACTATTGGGAACGTGGTACAAACGCAACACCTGATACTGCTTTAGCCACTAGAGCTGTTTTACTATCTAGCTTGGGTGGCGCTGCCGATGTACCTAATAAAGCTATGCAAGTTTTAGTTTCTCAGAACGATAAGCACTTATTAGCTTTTGGTTGTCAACCTTACAATGGCGGGTCTACAGACTTTGACCCATTACTAATTCGCTGGGCATCTCAAGACGACCCTGGCATGTGGGAACCGTTAGTAACTAATTCTGCTGGTTTTATTCGTGTTTCTCGTGGTTCAGAAATTGTACGTGCTATACCAACCAAGCAAGAAATTCTTGTGTTTACTGAGGCTACACTAAACTCATTACAGTTTACTGGTACAAATGACGTATTTGCTTTGCAGGAGATTGGTGATAACTTATCTATTATTGGCCCACGTGCGGTTACTGTAGTTAACAACATGACCTTCTGGATGGGGCGTGATAAGTTCTATGTATATACAGGACGTGTAGAGACGCTACCTTGCACACTACGTAATCATGTGTTTACTAATATTAACTACAACCAAGCCGACCAGATTGTATCTGGTACTAACGAAGGCTGGAATGAAGTCTGGTGGATGTACCCAACAGCTAACTCAAACTATAACAACGCATACGTAATCTACAACCATTTAGAAAGAATCTGGTACTACGGCACTATTGCTCGTACTGCTTGGTTAGATAATCCATTACGTCAGTTCCCACAAGCAATTGATGCCGACAACGTTAATGAATTGAGTTACTTGTATAACCACGAAGACGGCACTAACGACGATACCTTACCTATGACTGCGTATATTCAATCATCTGACTTTGACATCGCCGAGGGCGACCAGTTTATGTTGACTCGTCGTATTATTCCTGACATTAACTTTGCTGGGTCTAGCGCCGCTAATCCAGAGGCTAATTTTGTTATACGCCCACGGAACTTTCCAGGTAGCGCGTATCAAAGCAATGCAAGTAATACACAGCGCGTTATACAAACAACGGTTAATCAGTTTACTGACCAAGTATTCTTGCGAGCTCGTGCACGTCAAGTTGCCTTAAAAATAGAATCTACGGGTTTAGATACACAATGGCAGTTAGGT